GTAGATCTGGTCGTGACTGGAGTTCAGACGTGTGCTCTTCCGATCTTCAATGTAAGCATGAGTCTGTACGTTAGCAGTTGCCCACTTAGCAGCATCAGTATTGAACTGCCCTTTTGCACCAATAAACGGAGCTTTTGGAGCTAATGCAACCAATTCAGTTGCAGCAGTGCGCCAGTAGTTAAACATGCGCTGTGGATCTTTGGCAAAGCGGATCAGCGAATTGAAATAGCGCTTACCTTCGAGAATGATCTCGTCACCATACACCGGAACGATAGGAATGAACTTACCTTTCCACGGCTTAGTCTCTAAGATCTCGCAGCCGTTCATGATGTACTGTGTCACCTTCTTGCGCGTTGTTGGTCGGCTTTCTACTACCGTGATACCTTGAACGCTCAACAATTCTTCAAGCTCTTTGTAATCTTCCTCGCTTAAGACTTCGCCTGTACTCATCTTGTAGATGGTTGTTTGCTCATCCTCGCGCACCCAATACTCAGCAATGCGGATTGTTTCATCCTCAAACCACGCAGGAGAATTGCTACGAACATCATCGTTAAAGTCTGATTGCTCGGCATCAGGCCAGCGCTTTTCAAACTCGGCTATCTTTATCATGTCAGTGATAAAGCAATATTCCCAATTGGATGAGTCAGCGCCAAAGTCGAACGCATCAGGATAAACCGTGCATGGGTTGTCTATGCGCTCAATTTTAATATCTTGGTCAAAGACATCTTCGCTTGCATAGTCCGTAATAATGCGGAAGTAGCCAAAGCCGCCCGTAACAGAATGATCCAATGCGGTATCATATGCCACATCAGCGTCAGAAGTGTATTCAATGTTTCTCGCTAAACCGTCTAAAATCTCTGCAACTTCTTTTGTTGCACCATCGCCCACTGGATGAAACTTGATAGAAGGCGAGTTTTGACGCGCATCGTTTGTAACTTGGCGAATAAAAGCAGGTAGCTTGTTGATCGTCAAGCATGGGCGACCGTCTAACTCACGCTGTCTGCGCACATTCTCAGGCCATTGCTCACCCAAACGTGCAAAGCGCATGTCATCGAGCCAGTTGCGCACATTATGCTCATTTGCGTCTCGTGCGAGATCAAACCGCTTCAGCGCTTTCTCGTGAATCTTTTCTGTTTTCTTATCCATTAGCTCATCCAACTAACTTGGCCTGAATACGCTTTCTTCGGTGCGCTTGCTGCGTTGATATGCTCTAAGCCGCGACCAAACAGGCTCAACACGTCTACAGCATCGTCATGCTTACCAGCAGGGAAGCGTAATAACTGCGTCATAACGTGGTCTTTCCATTCAGCGCGACGAGGAAAAAATACTTTACCCATACTTGCGCGGGCTTGAATCGCTCTAGCCCTGACTGTCTTATCAGAGATAGAAGCCATCCATTCAATGTTGCAATACGCATTGCGCTCTTGAAGTCTACGCATCAAGAAAGGTTCGATTGATCTACGGATCACACCAGACTCACCGAACCAAACTTGGGGACTATGCTTAATGATGAGATCGCACTTAGCATCAATCCAAACATCTGAAGTTGTTTGGCCAAACCACCAATCAAGCACATAAATATTGGAGTTTTGATCTACGCCAATCACACCATGTTCTGTGTAGTCGCCGCCCTCATCCGTCACCGCGTAATCACTTGCAGCGTATATGTTCAGGTTTGGCGGTAACTCGTCATACTCAGCAAACCAATCCTTTTTGAAGTAGTGACCATCATCAGGAATAGGATTCTGCTGATACAAGCTGTTCCAATCACGCGCAGGCAATACACCTTTAATCTCGATCAATCGCTCAATCGGATACCAATCAGGCCACAAAGCCGTTCCATCATCCTGAATAGCAGGAAGGCTCAATACTTCCCACTTATCGCCGCCGTTTTCCTGTTCGGCTAATAATCGGCCTGTTAAATCATCGTCGTGCCAGCGCGTGTTAATCACCACTACAGCCCCGCCAGGCATTAAGCGAGTGTAAGCGGTTGATGTGTACCAATCCCAAACGCGCTGCCTTGTAATCTCGCTGTCAGCTTCTTGACGGTCTTTAAATGGGTCATCAATAAGCAGAATGTCAGCGCCACGACCAGTGATCGCTGTACCTACACCAGCAGACACATACATGCCGCCCTGATCTGTGTGCCAACGATTAGCCGCTCTACTATCTTGTGCTAGCGTTACATCAAACAGCTTTTGGAACTCAGGCGAATTAACGATATTGCGAACCTCGCGCCCAAAGTCACTACTCAAATCCGAGTTATACGAAGCCGCAATAATCTGCTTATCGCTATTCCTGCCAATGTAGTAAGCTGGAAAGCGCCTAGAGGCCAGTTCTGACTTACCATGTCGCGGAGGCATGCAGATTATTAACCGCTTGATCTTTCCGCTTGCAACGTCCTCTAGCTTGCTTGCAATGAGCTTGTGATGCGGTGCAGACTTATAAGCGCTATTTGTGTACTCAGCAAACGCTAAAAGGCTTTCTCGTGCCTTTCTACGTGCTAATAACTCACTTGCCGCCGCTTGCCGCGATAGCTGCGAGTTCGTCATCACTTAAGTCTCTTACGTTTGTAACCTTCATGTCACCAGTAAGCTCAACGCTTGATAACTTAGCGTGAACGTAAGGCGCAGCAGCCTGAGCAGCAGTTAATTGCAAGCGCTCATCGCTTGTATTGCGCATGATCTGCAACATTACTTCTAGCGGCGTTAAACCTGTTTCAGCAACCTTTTGCTGTAACTCTGCTGTCTTTTTGTTTGGGCTTCCTTTTTTTCGTCCTGCGCCTTCACGCTTGCCGCCCAAGTTACTGATTTTTTCTGATTTTTTTTCACTCATACTTATCAGGGTTCCAAATGGATTGTCCTGCCTCGCATTGTTTAATTAACATTTTTTAGGTCATTCAACAGCTTTCGCAACATCTCCACTACTACCTCATCAAAGCTCTCTTGCTCTAATGCGTGTAGCAGTTCTTTTGCTTGCTGTTCTGTTAGTTGTAGATTGACCATAATAAGGGTAGGGGCGTTAGCTCAACTGGAAGGATCGGCTAGGCTTGCCGTTGGGAGAGGTTTCAGCTAAGCCCCTAAAACAAAAAAGCCCCGCATCAGTTAAGAGCGAGGCCTGCAAACTTTTACAAAACAATTTTCATTAAAATCTTTTCCATTGCCTCATTTTGTTTTTTTAATTTTTCAGCCAACCCACAAAGCTTTGATCCCAATATAGAAGTACGCGCACCAAGCGTAGATGGATCTTCATCTTGTGCAGCCTGCAACGAGCGCTCCAAAACAGAATGAACTTTTGACTCAAGAACTGTAATCAAATTTTCGTATTGGTCAGTTTGCTCTTCGATCTCAGTCAAATTCTTTTCAATTTCGCTTTTCGGCATCAAAGATTCATCAATCGCCGCTAAGCCAGCTCGGTGCAAGTTCATTATGCCGTCCTTTAGTGTCATAAAAATAAAAAAGCCCCGCATATTTCTATGAAGGGCTTAATGCGCGGTGATAAGTCGCGCTCGCAATATTGATGCCGTAATTTCTTTAGTGCGAACGAATCAACACTAGATATTTCTTATATTATCTGTCATGTCATACACTTGCAAACACTATTTTGTCATGTCACTTTTTGCAGTATATCTTGTGACCAATCATAATATTTAAAAACTTTGATTTTCTTTACTGCAGTTTTCATTCTATTTCTACGGCGCAATTTCATGCTTGAAAGCCTTTGATTTGTTACTTTGTATCTTACTGGCTTCTTAAAAAATGGCGATTCTATTGGAGTCATACTCCATATAGTATTATTCACTCTACTTCTCCCCACATTGACCAAGTAAGCTGCTCATGAATCCATCTGATGCGTTGGCTGAACACTTGGCGAGGTATTGCAATCAATGCCGCTTTTGTCTTGGTCGGCCTGTTGTCAAAGTATTCTAGCGATAAAATGCGCTTAAACTGTGGCGCTAGGCTTTCTATGTAGTCGTTCAGCCTTCTAATATCCTCCGGTATCTCATCCACCATTGCTTCAGTGCTTCGGCTTGTTTGTACTCTCTCTGTGACAAATGAGCAGGTGCGAGGAAAGCCACGGTCAGGTAATGGACGGTAATAGTGTGCCCAAACGTTGAGCAGGTCTTTTATACGGTCAATTGGTG